TTGGTTGCTCGTCGGCCATGGGTCCTCTCTACGGAATCGGGCGCTCGTCCTCGGGGTCGAGCCACCACGCGCGCTCGAATCCGGGGAGCACAGGGCCGCGGGCGGCCTCGAGGGCGTTGCGCGCCTCGGCGCGGTGGGCGAGCGCGGCCAGCGCGAGCGACTTGACGAACAGCGGCACGACCAAGCGTTGCAGCTCCTCGACTTGCCCGCGGCGCTTCATGGCCACGTAGGGGTCGGTCACGTCGTCGACGAGGAGGTTGGCAATCCGCTGCTCGACGTACGTCTTGAGATACGTGTGGTACCCGCTCGCCTCGAGCTCGCCCGTGAGCGCGGCCAGCTCGTGAGGCTCGACGCCGCCGGGGCCGCCCAACACTAGAACGCCACCTTGCCGCGGCGGAGCGCCGCCATCGCGGCGGGGGCGCCACGGCGCTGCATGACGGGCGGCAGCTCGCCGCGCTCGGCGCGGGGCGTCTCGGGCGCCATCGGCGGCGTCATGCGCGGCGGCGCCCCGCGGCCCGGCGGGGGCGGTCCCATGCCGCGGCCGGGCGGCCCGATCGGGAGGACGGGCACGGTCACCACGCGGCCGCGCATCGGCCGCGGCGGCGGGGCGGCGGCGCCCTTCATCGGCGGCACGAGCGCTTTCCCTTTGCCCTTACCCTTGCCGGGCGCGGTGCCCGGCGGTGGGACGAGCGTCTTGCCCTTGCCCGACGGTGCCCCGCGGCCCTTGCGTGCCATCGGGGCGGCCCGTGTGCCTTGCGCCCCCCCGACGTGTCAAGTCCCCGGGCCGCGGCTCACGGCCCGAGCCGCATGTGCGTCGAGACGCCGGCGACCGCGAGCAACCACAAGAGGAGCCACAAGACGACGGCAATGATGACGACCGCGTTGATGATCTGCTTCATGCGGTCGTCCATCGGAATATACGTGTTCACGAGCCACAAGAGCACGCCAATCACGATCAAAATGACGACGAGCTGGATGAGCTCCATCAGAGTGCCCCTCCCGTCACGACCCTGAGCACGCGGCGACGACGTTGACGGCGCAGCCCGAGCACGCCGTCACGTTCGCGCGGTACGTACACGCCGGCGCGGCGATCGACAGGACTTGCGCCGGCGTCGCCACGGCCAGCGCGAGGGCCGTGCCCACGGGCGCCCAGGTGCCCGCGGCCGTACAGTCGATCGGGCTACAACACATCTCGACCTGCACTGTCGCCGTCCCGCTCGGGGAGACGGCCTGGATGACGAGCGCGGGGATGGCGCGCGCCACAATCTGCCCGGGCCCGACGGCCGCGGCGGCTTGCGGCGCCGGCCCCACGAGCCACCCGTTGCACGCGATGCTCGCCGCGTGACTCGCCGTCGCGAGCCCGAGGACGAGGACGAGCGGCAGCAGAAACTTGGCCTTGCCCGCGCGCAGCTTGGCGAAGGTCTGCGCGAGCGCGGCTTGCTTCTTCGTCCGCGTGGACGCGCTCGAGCTCGGCTTCAAGACTTGCTTCGCATAGGCCGCCGTCGACTTGCCCGCCTTGTCGGCCTTGGCGGTGAACGCGCCGGGGCGCTTCACGACCTCGTCGCGCGGTTTCCCAAAGAGCGTGCCCTTCTTGGCCATGGTGATCATCCTCTAGGTCTTCGGGAGCCGCGGAAGCCCCCGGAACAGATCCGCGACGTTGCGCGTCTTTCCAATCCGCCCTTGCCCGAGCGGCGCCGGCATCCGGATACCGAGGGCCGCTTTCGCCCGGTCGCGCGCATCGCTATGCGGCCGCGCCGGCCCGCCACCCCGCGGCCCGGTCGGCGGCCCGAGGAGGCGCGCCAGCGCGTTGACGCCGGCCCCGGGCACGCCCGGTGCAAAGCCCCCGGGCGGCGGCCCGGGCGGGGGCATCGGCGGCGCCATCGGCGGCGCCATCGGCGGTGGCCCCATCGGCGGGCCGCCCGGCGGGAGCGCTCCCGGGGGAGGGCCAGGCATCGGCGGCCCTCCGGGGATGGGCGGCGGACCGACACCGGGTGGAAGCGCTCCCGGCGGCAGGCCCCCGGGCGGTCCGGGCATCCCGGGCGGCGGTGCCAACTGCGCCATGGCTTGCGAGAGCGCTTGCGCCTCGGCGGCGATGGCGAGCCCGATGTGCTGATGGACGTGTGACTGCAGCCCCACGCGCGCGTCCTCGGGCAAGCTGTCGCTTTCCAAGAGATGCTGATGCCCCTGGACGTGCGCCGTGTGGTCGTCCTGCGGCGACACGCGGAGCTCACTCGCCCGGTTGACGCGGGCGAGGGCGTTCTCCCACCGCCAGTCGGACGGATCCATCTGCGCCGTCTTGATGACGCGATTCGCATCGGGGAGCCCGAGCCCGACCGACCAGAACGTGCGGAGCACGTACGGCCAGTCGATCGTGACGCCCTGCGCGCCCAACTGATCCTGCGGGACCTGCGTCAAGAGCGCGATGCCCTGCACCATCTGCTGCGCGCGCACTTGCTGGTTCAGCGCGTTGGTCGTGCCGAGCCATTCCCACTCGTACTCGCCGACGAGATCGGCGACCGTGATCGGATGCTCGACCAGCTCCAAGCCGTCGGCGCCGGCAACCTTCAAGATGATGTCGCGGTCGAGGCATTGCTGCGTCAAGATGTCCGACCGCTCGAGGAGCGGCACCAGCACCTCGTCTTCCAAGTTCTCGACGATGGCGCGGAGGTCGACGGCGGAGTCGGCGAGCTGCGCGGCCAAGCCGGCGGCGTCCTGGGGCCCCTGCTGCTGCGGCGCCATCGGGCGCGCCGGCGTCGGCGCGACCAACGTGTCGGCGAGCCCGACGTAGTTCGAGACCGCCTCGAAGCCGGCTTGCGCGGCGCCTTGCGGCGGCGTCGTGAACTGCACGCCACTCGGGTTGGCGAGCCACTTGGCGCCGGGCGCCATGCGGAGCGACGTCGGATCCTGCACCGCGCCAATGTCAATGACCGCGATGGGATTGGTGGACCAAATAAACGCATCGCCCGATTGGTTGCCGAGGTCGTTGACGAAGTACTGCATGTAGTCGAACAGCTCGCACAACCCGCGGCCGTAGAACTCCTCGGCGACCTGGACGAAGCGGCCGACGAGCCATTGCGAGCCGCCGTGGAAGAACGGGCGGCGCTGGATCCGGAGCGGGATGTCGTCCGCGCCGAGCGTGACCAGATACGGCGCCGGGTCGTCCTCGAGATCGACCGTCCACATGCATTCCGTCAAGTCGAGCGGGCGGAGCGCTGCGGGCACGTTCTGGTCGAGCGGCGCCGTGAAGCCCTTATCGGCGAGCCGTTGCGCGAGCGCGTCGTACTTCTCCGGGTTGCGGCCGCCGCCGCCCGTGCGGGCGACGATCGCCTGGTCGTAGAGGTCGACGAGCGCGCCGACGCCCTCGTACACGTTGCCGGCGTCGGGATGCGCCGGATCGAGCGGCGTATCGGCGAGCGCATAGACGCGGCTCCGCGGCACGCAGCGATCCTCGAACGCGAGCGTGGCGTCCTGCAGTCCCGCAGCGGTCACGGGCCACACGTAGAACGCAAAGAGGTCGACCGGCTCGAAGGTCGGCCCGAGGAAGTCGGCCACCTTCTCGACCTGCTCGATGGTGCGGCCGGACGGTGCGCCGTCGTCGTCGAGCACGTCGCGGAGCACGGTTTGCTCGTGCTCGACGCAGCGCCACACGTTCCGCACCGGCGACGTGCCGTAGGTGACCAACTGGCGGAGCCACGGCAGCGCGTGCGCGCGGAGGCGCATGTGGCGGCGCATCCAGTATTTTTGGAGTGCGACCTTGGCGGGCACGCGTGCCTCGAAGTCCTCGCGGAGCGCGCGGCACGCAAACCAGTCTTGATCCGGAAAGAGGTCGCGTTTGAGGCGCGTGACCCACTGCTCAATCCATCGGCGGCCCAATGGGAAATACGTGTTGGTCCGGCCGCGGTAGCCTTGCTGGTCGTGGCGGAGGCTCCAAATGCGGTAGTAGCGGAGCCAGCGCTCGCGGAGCACGCCGTTGCGTTCCTGGCGCGTGCGGCGGACGAGCGGCACGAGCTCCGAGCGGACGCGGTCGAGGATCTCCGGGTCGAGCGCAAGATTGGTCGGCGGCGCGCCGCGCCCCGGCCCGAGCGTTCTGGCGGCCGCAGCGCCGTCGGCAGCTCGACGCGCCATGGCTACTTGCAGAGCGTCAGCATCATGACGGTCGCGCCCTCGACCGACGTGCCGCCGTTCAGCTCGACGAGCGCGTTGCCCTTGCCGGGCGTATCGCCGGCCGTCAAGAAGTACATGCGGCCCGTCGTGCGCCCGTACGTGACGAGATAGCCTTGCCCGGTCGTGCCGCTCTCGGCGGCCGAGGCCATGCCGGCAACGGGAATGCGGTTGTCGGAGTTGCAGAGGTCGACGCCGGGATTGGCCGCGCCGATGGGGTCGCCGCCGGCGGTGTACGTCCCATGCGCGGTACAGCGCGCGAGGACGAGCGTCTTCCCGAGGACTTCGTGGCGCTCGTCACACGACCACGTCGCCGCCGCCGCCGGCGCGGCGCACGCGAGGAGGACCGCCGCCACGACTCGCCCCATGCCTGTGGGCGGCCCCGTGTAGCGGGCGCCCCCCGGCCCCGTCAACCACTACCAGGCGCAGTCCGCTTTCGCGATCGCCTGCAGCTTGACCATCCACTCGGAGGTCGACCCTTGCAAGTTGTCGTTGAGGTACCGCGCCGCATCGACGACGTCCTTGTACGGGTGGAGTGGCATCGGCTTCCCGGTCTTGGCATGGCGCGCGAAGCCGCCCGACAACGCGCTGTGGAGAATCGGGCACCGCGGATCCACGATGAGCGCCGGGCTCATCGCGTCCTCGCCGGGAATCCGCACGCGGCGGAGCAGCCGGTCGCGGAGATTGTTGTACGATGTATCACCGCGGCCACCGAAGGTTTGGAGGATGATGCCGTGATTCAAGAGGACGCGGCGAATCGACCCGAGCTCCATCTCGTGCAACGCCTCGGGGTCGCCCGCGTCAAAGCAGTTGGCGCCCGGGCCGACCAACTCGAGCGTCATCGCCTTGGTCGCCTCGATCTGTGTCGTCAGGTTCGAGTGCTCGAGGACGAGCTCGCCGACGAAGCCGAGCCGCCCGTGGAGATCCAATTGCGCAAAGAGCGTGACCGGGCACACTTGCCCGAAGTCCCAGCCGCGCAAGAGGCGTGCGCCGGGATTGACCGGAAAGGGGCGGCGCATCTCCGCCGGCACGTACTCGGGCAACACGGGCTCGCCCGCCGCGAGATCGAACGCGATCTCCATCTCGCGTTGCCAGCCGCGCGGCGGCATGCCGCGCATGGCTTCGCGCTTCCACGCCGGATCGCGCTTGGCGGGGTCGGCCGTGTAGTGGAGCTCGACGACGTGGACGCCGTTGCGCGCGCAGCGCCACTCCGTCACGCCCGGCATGGGTTGCGTCGCCGCCCCGCGCGGGTCGGGCGCCGCGCCGCGGGCACCGAGAAACGGCATCTTAGCCCCAGCGCGCGCGGATGAGGACGGGCGCAATGGCGGTCACGCGGCCCTCGGCCGTCACGGTGAGTTGCGCCACGTGGTACTGGTCGCCCGCGGTGCCCGCCGTGACGCCCGACGCCGCGAGCGTCGGGTTGGGATACGTGCCCGCGAGCGACCCGCCGGCGGCGCCGGTCGGACTGCCGCCGGTCGGCGCCACGGCCAGCTCCGTGACGGCGCTCACCCGGCCCTCGGCCGTGAGCGTCACCTGCGGAATCTTGGCGGTCGTGCCATACGTCCCGGCCGTCACCCCGCTCGTCTTCAACGTGGGATTCGGGTACGTCCCCGCGAGCGAGCCGCCCGCCGTGCCCGTCGGGGGCAATCCGGTGGTCGTGGCGCCCCCCGTCCACACGGTGCCATCCCACACATAGAGGACGCCCGTCGGCGCGGCGTACTGCTGCCCCACCGTCAACGGGGGATTCGGGAAGTCGAGCGCCGCCATCAGGTGTTATTGTACACGGCGAGGTCATCGACATAGAACTCCGCCGGCGGGGAGGGCCCGATCGTCGCGCCGGTCGCGTACACCTGATCGACCGACGTATTGCCACTGCCGTCCCGCGTATCGCCCGAAAAGCTCCCCGCCGCCGTGCCGTCAATCGTCAAGGCGATCGTGCCCGCCGTCGCATCCTGGAAGACGGTGAGGACACAATGATGCCACACGCCGGTCGTCGTGGAACAGGTGAAGAACACCGGCCCCCCTGGCGGCACCCACACCTGGCCGGACCCCGAGGCCCCGATGTTGAGGACAATGCCGGTCCCCGAGGCGGCCTTCTTGCACCCGATGTATTGTGACGAGGGCGCCCCGATCGCATTGACCCAGAGCCAGCAATCGAGGATCCACTTCGTCAGACTGATCCCGAGGGGCAGCGTGGCCGAGGAGGCGTTGCCGCCGGTCCCGACCGCCAAGGACTGCGCCCCCCCGTGCGCCTGCGCCGTCACGACCGGCGAATTGGACGCGCCAATCCACGGCGCCGTGATGAGGGCCCCGGCGGTGTAGCTCTCAAACCCGTCCGAGACCACGAGCACGCCCGTGGGGGCCGGGGTCAGCCTCCCGACGCTCGCCATCGCGGGCACCCACTGCGACGACGTGCCGTCATTGTAGTAGAGGTAGAGGTTGCCGTCGCTCGACCGCCACCACATCTGGCCGACGACGGGCGACGCGGGGGCCGTCGTGCCGACCGACACGGGCGGGGCCGTCGCCGGGGGCGTCGTCCACCCGGTCGCGTAGTCTACCGCGCTCGTCTTGGCGAGCACTTGCCCGGTCGTGCCGCCCGCGGCGACGCCCGGCCCCGCCGGCCCCGTTGCCCCCGGCGCCCCGGCGGCACCCGCCGGCCCTGGGGGCCCCGTCGGCCCCGGGGGCCCGACCGTGCCGCCCCCGCTCGCCGGGCGCACGGGCGTGCCGAGCGGGCGGCGCTGCGCCCGCGGCTCGGTAAAGGACCAGCTCATCGGCTACGCGCCGGCGTCCTCCGGCTCGGGCTCGTCCTCGGGCGGCGGCTCCGGATCCTCGAGATTCTTGATCGCGTCCTCGTCATCTGGCGGTGGGGGCGGCGGAATCTCCACGTCCTCGGGGCGCTTGCTCATGATGAGGGTCCTCCCGGCGCCGCGGGGGCGGGTGGCCAACCCCACGGGCGCGTATCGTCGTAGTAGTCCGGCCCGTGCCGCACGCTCACATGGACGTGGTGGGCGTGCTTGTTGCTGCCCGTGTAGGGCCGCCAGACGCCGGCGGCGTGCGATTGCCCGGCGCCCGAACAGATCTTGCCGTCCGAAATGATGTAGCGCACGCGCGGCTCGCGCCACGTCCCGACGCAGTCGCGCAGCCACTCGGCGAACGCGTAGGAATCGAAGCCGGCGACGGGGTCGTGCGTGAAGTCGCGCGCGCACACCACCGCGCAGCAATCGCACGGATTGTGATCGGAGTGACGGGCGGCGTGGCGCGGATCGCCGATGCCGCCATCGCTCACCTTCGAGCGCTCGGGGGCGCTCGCGTTCACCTCGGCGAGCAACGTCTCGAGCGCCGCGGCCATGCGCCAGGTCATGTCAGGGGATCACGTCGACCAGCGTGCAGACGTCCTCGAGCCGGTCGAAGCCGGGCGGGAGCGGCGCCTTCGGCCCGAGGCCCTTCGCCGCAAAACAGACGAGCGTCTTCCCGATCGGCGGCCCGAGCACGCAGGCGTACTTCGGCTGGCCAATCGTGAACGTGTGCGCGCCACACCCATCGGTGAACATGATCGGCGACGGGGGATGCGTGAAGCCCTGGACGTCGAGTTTGAAGCAGGCGTCCTGGAGATCCGTGCCCGCGTCGACGCCCGTGATCTCGCCAAACTGGAGCTTCAGCTTGATCGCGAAGATGAGGCCCCCGAGCCCGGGCGCGGCGACGGTTTCAAACACGGCGCCCGGCTGCGGGATGTTCGTCACGAGATTCGTGATCGTGGAATCGACGGCACACTGCGCGCCGACCTGATTGTCGGGCATGAGGCCGCGAAACAGCGCCCCGGGGGCGTCGTGCGTGGCGGGTTCGAGCGCGGAGAACAGGTCGGCTTGCGGACACGGGCACGTCTGGGCCCGTGCGAGTGTCGGAAGCAGCATGAGGGCAAGAAACAGGCGTGTCATGGTGGCATTCTCCGTTAGTTGGGGCCGCCGCGCGCGCCGGGGCCGAGCCCGCGCGCGAGTTGGTCGGAAATCGCGCGCAACGTGAGCGATTGGGACTGCAATTCGACGGTTTGCTTCTCCAATTCCTCGATTTCTTGCTTTTGCGTCGCGATCAGCGTCTCGGCGACGCGCGTGCTCGCTTCCCAGCGCGTCGTCAGGAGCTCCATGTTCCCCTGGAAGCGCACGAGGACGAACCAGAGGAGCGCGCACGCGACGACGACGGGAAAGCCGACCTGCACGATCGCCCGCGACAGCACGTCGACCCACCCCGAGCCCGGGACGACGATCTGCGGCGGCCCCGACGCGCTCGGCGCGCCCATCTACGGCCCCCGGCGGGCGGGGGGCCGGCCATCCGGCGGGGAACCGCCGGGGGCGGCGGCGTCGTGCCGGGCGACCGGCCCGGGGTGGTGGGGTGTCATGGCCTGCGGGGCGGGCCGTGTGCCTTACCGGCCCCCCGCTCGTCAAGGGGGCGCGACTTCTCGGCCCGGGCCGTGCTAGACGGCGCGGCAAGGGGGAGCGATGACCAGCGAACTGATGGCGGCCCGCGAGGCGCTGGCGGCGCTGCGGAAGGAGAACGCGCGGCTTACGACAGCCGTGCGGTTCAAGGAGCAGACGGACAAGCTCAACGGCGTGCTCCGTGCCCACGTCGCGGCGCTCATACGCGAATGGAAGTTGCTCCTCGCCGGAGACGAGTCGGCCAAGGTCAGCGTCGCCCTCCTCATCACGGACTCCCCCGACCTGGCCGCCCTCGCCGCCGCGGCGCAGGCGCGGGAGGCGGTCGTGGCAGCGGCGCGCGAGGAAGCTGCGAAGGGCACCTCCGACACGTTCGAGCGGATGTGTAAGGCGCTCGCCGCCCTCGACGCGGCGCAGGGCCGGTAGCCGTCACCCCCCCCCCCCCCGCACCC